TTGGCGACCATCAGCAGGAATTTGGCCCAGGTATCCTTGAGATTGCTGATCAGGCCGGCAAACGTTGTGCTCTGCCTGTCCATCATGCCGCCAAAACGATCGCGGAAAATGCCCGTGATGGCCTTCTCAATCTCCACCGCATTGGTTTTCACCTGGCGCGAGATGGTCTTGCCATTCTTCATGTAGGAAAACGTGACCTGTTTCCCTACGGTGTTCGCACGGATGCCGAACTCCTTAAGGCGCTCATACTCCCCGGTCACTGCATCAGCCAGCGCCTCAACAGCCTGGTCAATCGACTTGCTCATCCCGGCGGCGCCGTCGCCCAGTGCGGCCAGCGATCCATTCATCGGGTCGATGCCGTAGGCCTTGAGCGAAACGAACGCGTTCATCACGTCGTCAAGCTCGTACGGCGTCTTCTGCGCAAAATCCTGAACCCACGCCATCGACTTGCGGGCTTTCTCGGCCGAGCCCTCAATGCCGGTCAGCATCACGCTGAACTGCTCAAATTTGCTGGCAGTGCCGAACATGTCGAACAGCGCCAAGCCGCCAGCCGCGGTGGCACCCGCCACCCCCCACTTGACGAGACCGGATGCCTTTTCCCACATCCACGACAAGCCGGACTTCGCCGCTCGTCCAGCGCGGCCCATCAGATCGAGGCTGCGCACGCCCGTGCGCACATTGGCGGCCAGTTGGCGGGCCGAGGCGGCCGCCGCGCGAAAGGTCCGCTCAAGAGCAACCTGGCGCATGCGACGCGCGCGCGTCTGGTAGTAATCCAGGCTGCGCGCGCCGCTCTGCACGTCCTGCGATGTTCGCCGCATCTGCTGGGCAAACTGGCGGATGCCGGATGTCATGCCACCCACAGCGGTGCGCACGCGGCGGGCCGGCGCGGTCACACGATCGACCGCCTGGAGCACCATCGAAAACTTGAGAGCCATGGATTACTCCGATGCCGGAAATTGCGCCTCGGCCTGCTTCAGCCAGAATTCGACCTCGCCCCACGTCATCCGCCACAGCTCGCGTGGCGCGATGTTGAAGGTGTCCGCCCGCGCCAGGGTCGCTAGGCAGGCTGCCCAGTCGTCTGGCCACTCGTCGAGGCCTTGCCGAGCAAGTTTCCCAGCTCGCCCAGATCGTCAGCGTCGAGCAGTTCCACTTCCTCTTCGCTGAGCGTGCTGACGCGGCACAGCAGCGCCATGGAGCCGGCGATGTCACGCCCCGCGAACTGGTCCATGATCTTGAGGTCTTTGGCGCGCGGGCGCTTGACCACGATGCAAGCGCCGGCCTCCCGCAGCACTTCCTCGTGCTCCTGGCCTTGCGCGTCACGCGTCTCGCGAATGATCGGGTGCTTGAGGTTGTAGGTGGCGAGGGTGCGGCTCACAGCACTTCCTCCGCCGGCGGGCCCATCATTTTGACCTTCGCCGAGCCTTCCTGGCCCACCGTGATCGCATCGGACGTATAGGCGTTGCGCACGATGTAGGAGGTGCCGATGTCGGTCTCCAACGTCAGCGTGGCGTTGTCGATCGCGCGTAGCCCGGCCAGCGAGACGCCCTTCTTGAGCAGGACTTCAAAGTCCGTTTCGCTGGGCACCAACTCTTCGGTGAAAGAGCCCACTTCGTAATCGCCGGGCACCGGCTTACGCGTCACACCGCCGATGTTCATCGTGGCCTTGCCCTGCGCCGTGGGCTGCATCGCCCCATCGAGCTTGATCTTCAGGCGGCCTACCACCTGGTTCGGATTTGCCATGTCTTACCCCTTCTCAGAGCCTGTTTTCGCGCCGCTCAGTGGGCGGTCAGAGGCGGAACTGGATCGCCGCCGCGAACTGGCGGAACTGGTTGATGATGTCGGGCGGCACGAGCGCATTGGCGCGGTCCTTGTCGGTCGCGTCGCGCTCCACGATCAGATCGGCTACGAACTGGTCCAGGTTCTCGACCAGGCCAGCGTCTTCCCACTCGCGCGCCAGCGCGATCAGCTCGTTGCGCAACACCTTGGGCGTAACGATCGCCTGGCCGGCCCCGTAGTTGGTGCCATCGTCTGCCAGTTTGTGGCGGGGGAACTTCGACGCGATCCGGCTGCGCAGCGAGGCGCGCAGGTACGAGACCGTCGTCACCGTTTCCAGGTTCAGATAGGCGGTATCGTCGATGCCCTGCGCGTTGGTCTGATACATCGTGATCGCGCGCTCGATGCGGCAGGTGCCATCATCGTCGGCCGTGAAGGTCGAAATGCCGTCCTGGAGCAGCGCCTCCCGCTGCGTGCGGGTGAATTTGTCGGCATCCTTGGGCGCCACCATGCCCGTCAGCGTCAGGGTCTGCACCGGCCGGGCCGGGTCGATCGCGGTGTAATAGCCGCAGACCGCGCCATACATCGCCGCCGCATCCGGCGCCCAGGTCGGGCTCTTGCCCGTGCCCAGGACAGAACAGAGCACGGCATTCTGCGCCGCACCGAATGCGCTCAGCGTCCCCTGCGTGCCGGCCTTGGCGCCATAGGCCACGGTTTCCAGCATGCGGATGGCGCCCCACCGATCGTCCAGCTCGATCTTGAGCTTGCCGACGACGGTGGCGTCCACGTTGCCCACGATCAGCGTGCGATAGGCGTTGTCCCCGATCACCGGCCAGATAGTGTCGATGTCGGGATCGGTGGCGCCACCCGCCATGGCCACGATGGCCAGGCCGATGCCGGCCGGCAGCGCTTCGCCATCGTTGTGGCTGTGCCGGATGTCGATGGCATTGCCACAGGTGCCCTTGTGGCGGCTGGTGACAGTAACCACCGCCGCAGCGGCGGCCGCCGTCACCGGCAGATCGGGCTTGGCGTTGATGGCGGCCGCGATCGCCGCCGCCACCGTGGCGGCCGCAGCGGCGTTGACCACGCCCACCGGCACAGCAACCCCGGCAACCATAAGCGCAATCGTGCCCGCTGCCGTGGCCGGCCCGGTCACCGTGATGGTGCCGGTCGCCGCCGCGCCGCCGGCGTTGTCATCCAGCGCGATCGCATAGAGGCGGCTGTTGCCATCGATCTTGCGGAAGGCCGCCGCCATGCGCGCCAGCATCGAGCCACGGCCGAACGCGGCAATGGCATCCGCTGCTTCGGTGATGGCCTTGAATTCCAGCGCGGCTGCACCGCCGGCAGCCAGGCGCTGGCCCACAAGCAGCACGCGATTGTCGATCGACGGCAGACCCGACACCGCGCGACTGCTGTCGAACTCGATCATCTGCCCCGGAACACGGGGGTTCATCGGGATGGTGTTGAAACTGATCGTCATGCTTTCGCCCTCGTGGTCTTGCGGGTCGGCATCTGGGCGGGCACCGGCTCAAGATCACCGGCGGCCAAGAGCCGCGAAAAATAGGGGGTGGCGGGCACATGCTCGCCCTGGTCGGCCAACAGCTTGCCATCAGGCTTGCGCACGCGCGCGCCAGGCGCCGGCCGCAGATGCAGATGGCTCATTGCGGCACCTCGATGTCGTCGCGCGCGTCAGCTTCGGCGGCAGGTAGCGGCGGCACCACGTTGCCATGAGGCGGAATGTCCCAATTGACATGCATCCGCGCGAAATCGCCGATGTCCCCTGTCATGAATTTGTCGAGCGGGATCGTGCAGCGCAGCTCGATCGCCATCAGCGACATGCCCTGCTTGACCATGGCTGCCGTGCGCGCGACCAGGCGGGCGCCGGTGATCGAAACCCGGTGGACCAGCGGCAGACCCAGATCGTTGTCGGACAGCAGCCGAATGGCATCAATGGCAAGCTGATAGCTGCCCGGCTCGGCCGCACCCACGCCGCCGTGGCGCGTGGCGGTTTCATTGCGCAGGTTCTGTGCCGCCACCACCAGGACAAAGCGGGCCTCGCCTTGCAGATCGCCGCCCTCGATGTCGTCGCACGGCCCCAGCGCCAGGAACACGCACCAGGCGGCCGGCATGCGCAGTTGGCCCTTCTGCTCGCCCAGGTACTGGTCGAAATCGTCGGGATAGCTTTCCAGGGTGCGGAATTCATAGCCGAGCACGTTCGCGTCGCCAGCATCGCGCAGCACATCCAGCACCGCATTTTCGACGGTCCCGATCATGCCGCACCGCCCATCGCGTCGCGCGCGTAATCCTCGGTCAGCGCAACGATTTCGGTTTCGTCTTCGCCCGAAAGACCGATGAAGGTGCGGGCCGGCAATTCGACCTGCATGACACGGCGAAAACCGAGGCCGCCCGGCAGTTGAAACACCATGCCCTTGGCCGTCTTGGCACGGATGATCGCGCCGTCATTGTGAACGCCGGCGTAAATCTTGTTGCTGCCCACAGCGACCTGATCGGAACCGGCTTCGTGAGTGATCGAGCTGCGCAGCTGCGTGCTGGCGGATAGCGTCTTGCCGCCATCGAGCAGCGCGCGTTTGCTGGGCTTCCATGGTGTGCCATCGGGTGCGGTTTCGGTTTCGAAGCGCTCGATGGTGGAGCCTTCCAGGTGGAGGCCGATGCCTTCCATCAGCGGCGTCAGGTCGCCGAACGCCACGAGGAGGCGAGCCAGCCCGCGCTCGATTTCGAGCCCGCCTTGCGTGGTGACGTTGAACTGCGCGACCATGTCAGTAGCCGTCCAGGCTCTGGCGGCTGAAGCGGCGCGGCGGCCCGTCGATCAGGATCGCGCCCGGCCGCGCTTCGGCCTGCTCTTCGCCTTCGTCCAGCTTGATCACGCCCTTGGCGATGTCGCCCAGGCGCGCGAGGGCATCCTTGCGGCGGCTCTGCGCCCAGTCCGGCAGATCAGACCGCCACAACAGCGAAAAGGCATAGTCGCATGCGATATCGCGCAGCAGCTCGTGCCCCTCGAACTGGCTCACCACCTTGTAGCGCGCCGCGATGTACCCGATGATCAGCTGGTCGGCCGAGACGAGTGCCTTTTCCACCCGATCGGCATCGATCGCGCCCGTGCCGGCCTCGTCGGTCAGCTGCACCAGGTCGCGCTCTTCAAAGCGGGCCTGCATGTCAGCAAGGGAGGCAAAACGGGCCACGGGCTGGGCGTCCTTTCAGGCGATGCAAGAGGGTCGGCGGGCGGCGACCCGCGTGGATGGTGCTGCCGCCCGCCTGGCGCCGCCGTCAGGAACGGTTGCGCTTTCTCGGTCCGGCAACCGGGGGCTCAACAGTCTCCCCCGGTTCTTGCCCTTCGGCCGTCGATGCCTTCCGATCGGCTGCATCGTCGTCCGCCTGCTGGCGGGCCTGCTCGGTCAGCGGTGCCGGCCCGCTGTCCGCCCCGGCGGGGGTTGTGATCGACGATGCTGGTTCGCTGTTGGCACCGCCGCCCGAGGCCTCCGCATCTCCGGACAGGGCGGCCGCGCCATCCGTTTCCGCATCCGCCCCACCGGGGGACTGCGATTCAGGGATCGCGGCCCAGATGGCCGCGACCGTTTCAGTATCCAGGACGCGCCCGCTCTCGGTTCCGTCGATGAATGTGACCTCAATCCCCGGATGCTTGGCGAGATCGAGCAGCCCATCCAGATGGGACGGGAGCAGCCCGAGCGCTTCGGCTCTCAGCGGGAAATTTTCAGCGGTCGGCCAAACGCGAACCCGGAAGATCGCGCCCGGCTTGGTCATGGCCTCGATAAGCAGATCGATCGCGTCGCGAGCCCGCTGCTCTTCAAGCTCCTCCAGCCTGAACCGCATGTCGGCGATTTCCGCTGAGCCAAGCAGCACCTGCTCGCCATAGGCGTCGATCAGATGCACGATCAGCTCAGGTTCTTGGCCGATCAGGATCACGCGGCGAAGAACATCGAGCGGTTCGCTGCCCAGCTCCTCGACCGCGATTTCCTTTGCTTCGGTGGTGAACAAGAAGCCCGCACGCCGGAATGGATGGCTCCGGGCAGTAACGCGGATCGCGCGCCCGCTCAGGCCAGCCACGGCGAGACCTTCAGACCCACAGTGCCCTGCCACACGTTGGTGGCGCCGTCAGCGTCGCGATCGGCGTTGACGATCTGGAGAGCCTTCTTGCGCAGCGCGGGCGGCGCTACCAGCAGCTTGGGCGTGGTGCCCAGCGGCCGGCCATGATCGCCCAGTTGCCCTTCCATCATGCCGAACAGCGTGCCGAAATTGTCGGGAGTGAGGTCTGCCTTCGAAGCGAAGCAGAGTTGCCACAGGCCGAAACCGAAGTCGTACCGGGCATCCACGCCGTAGAGGAATTCCTTGCGGCGAAACACGTTGTCGTCGGTCGGGCTGTCCTTGGCGATGAAATTGGCTGCCTGGCGGTTCTGAAAAATGACCGGCATGACTTCGTGCGCACTATCGACCAGATACCAGGCCGGGCCGGCTCCATCTACGAAGTTGGCCACCGGCTGTGGATCGCCGTTGGCATCGAGCACGGGATGGTCCGTGTCGAAGAAATATTGCCCATCATAGCACTTCGTGGTGAAACCGGCCTTGAGCAGTCCCCAGGCCTTCTTCGGCGGATGCGCGGCGGTCGCGCGGCCCATGGCACGAAAGCGTGTCGCATAGAAGCCGAGCTTGTCGTCCAGGATGTCGTTGCGCTTGACAGCGACCGTCTGTTCCCAGTCCTTGTTCTTGATCACATAGCTGTGACCTTCGAGCTGGTTCACGACGCGATCGCCCACCCATTCGCGCATGTCGGGAAGCTCGCCCAACCAACCATATTCTTCCGAGCTGGTAGTGCTGGGCACTTCCATGGCGATCGAACTGATGTCGGTATCGGCCACAAGGCCCACGCCGGCCTGGAAAGCGGCATTGAAGGAGATGCCCAGCGTTTGCAGGGCTGCGGGAGTGATCTTCATGTTGGTTTGCTCCTGCCCTGGATCAGGCGATCTTGACCCACACGCCCTGCGCATCGACATCGGTGACGGTGCCGGCGACGCTGCGCGTGTTGGTTCCATTAGTCTTGGCAACGGTCTGATCATCGACCACGTAACAGGGGTCGCCGATCTCGGCCCGCGTGATGGCATCGGTGCTCGCGCTATTGGCGAAGCGGAACGTGCCCTTGCGGACTTCGACGTTCAGATCGCCATCCGCGCCAGCGGTGTTGTCCACCGTCGCCAGCGCGACGCCATCGGCCACCAGAGTGGTGGCAGTGGCACCAGGCGTGGCGTAGCCGGTGGCATTCAGACACACGAGTGCACCTTCGAAGATCTTCTTCGTGCCGGCGACGGCCCGATTGAAGACGTCACCGTCTCGGCGCTTGGTGAGCCGGGCTTCGGTCAAAGCCGTCATCAGATGTTCCCCTGGTCGCGCGACTTGATGAATTCAGCTTCCGAAATGCCCATCATCGCGCAGATGGCCGTTTCCTCTTCGGTGAGCTTGGTTTTGTCGCCACCCGGCTCGCCCTGGACGGCAGGCCCGCCCTGGAACGGCACGGCCGCCGCGAGATAGGCATTGAGCGCCGCCACGTCCTTGCGGCCGAGGTCGAGAGCCCATCCCTTCATGCTGGGCGGCACGCGGCCGGACGCCACGGCATCATCCACCGACGCCAGCACACGCTCTTCCTGGAGCGCGCGCAGTTCGGCCTGCACGGCATCGAAACCGGCCTTGGGTACGAACTGCGCGGGATCAGGGTTCGCCTTGTTGGCCACAGCAGCCAGCACGGCTTCGGTGCCGGCATCGGCGCCTAGGCCCAGCGCAGTGCGGGTGGCGTTCAGCGCGGCCTGTCCGGCATCGCGTTCGGCCTTGAGCTGCTGGATCGCGGCGAACACCTGAGGTTCGCCCGCGCCATCAGCCAGGGCCAGCGCCGCACAAAGCGACGCCAGGGAAATCATGGCCATGTCTTGATTTGCTCCATGCGATGCGCCGCCCTGGACATGGGCGAGCGCGGGAAGATCGAGATTGGGGGTGTTGGTCAGCCCGATGTTGACCAGGCGCGTCACTTCGCCGGTGTTCGGCAGATGACGGAAATAGGGGCTGACATAGCGATACTTGCGCTTGACCAGCGCCGCCTCGGCGTCGGGCGTCCAATCGACGCTGGCATAGATGCCCTCATCGCCAATGCGCAGGTCGGAAACCCAACCGGCCGCCTCGGCGCGCCCACCAAC